CGTGACAGACTTCAGCTGGAACTCCTGTGACCAGCCGTCAGCAGCAGACTTGATCTTCTTGGCTATGATCCGGCCTGATTGGGCGCCCTCATCCTTTTCAACTGATAACAGGTAATCACCAGCACCATCAAAGACAGTTGACCCGCGCAGATTGCCGGCGCGGCTTGTGTGATGGATGCCCGTAACCGTAGCCCCGAAAGCCTCTCTGAGCATATCGCAGGCTTGAATGAACAGGGTGACATCCTTTTGCAGGTTCTCATCTGTGCCAGGGATGACACGGCTGACAGTATCCACAACAATCAACACAGGATTGATGCCTTCACGCTGTGCCACACGCGCCACGGCTTTGAGAAGTTTGTTCACATCAATGGGTGACATGAAGTTGAGAGACTGGCGAATGAGAAAAAAAGGCGCATTATCTGACCTGACATTGTTTTCATATTCCCAAGCACCAATCCGGAATTTCATATCCGAAGAACCTTCGCTGGAAATATAGATCACAGGACCATTTTTATTGATCTTGCGACCCCACCAGTCATTGAGATTGTAAGCAATGCTAAGCGCTTGACCTAGCTCGATAAAAGTCTTGCCGCAGCCTGGAGGACCGAAAATGAAACCCAGAGCGTTTTCGATGACCAGACCTTCGATCAGGTATTTGGGATCCGGCAACAGACGGATTTCTGGAAGGCTGAGCACTTCGAGTTCAGCCGGTGATTGTTCCGAAGTTATTTCGCCAGTCTTGGGATCAAACTTGATCTGTTCGACTGGCCTTTGTTGCTGGGGGCTTTCGTACCCGTGCGGTTTTTCTGGAGGACCGGCTTCAGCATGGAGCTGAACCTTGTCTTCCCATTGTGCGAATGCAGCGTGCATCTTTTGACGCATGAGGCTTTTGCCACGGCCTTCACGTTCCAACAGCTGTTCGTTTGTGGCGCCATTGTAAGGAAGGCGGGATTTGACATTGCGCTCGTAGACCACGAAGAGCGCTTCAGCGATCTGATCTATCTCTTTGGCGCCTGGCTTGATGGGTGTTTGCCTACGCTCATCCACGACGCGAGCCCAGACGAGCTTGGTCATGTAGTCTTCGCGGCCATCGACCAGAAAGCCGTAATTATTAACTGATTGTGTTGGTGTGGGTGTATGGACGATAGGGCCGGAGGTGTTTGGTATGGCTGACCTTGTGCCGCCGTACTGTTCCACCAGCTGATCGATCGCACCACAGAGCCAATGGGGAGCGTCGGCAATGCCGATTTCCCAAGGCGCCAGACCTTCATCCCATTGGTAAGAATTGCCGCTTTCATGGCGTGATGGAGGAAGAACTGCAAATCCGCCTTCGCCGCGAATATCGACGCCGATGGGTGTTTTGCATGTGGGAGGAAGCCAGTTGGATGGCGCTTTGAAGATCAGCTGCTTGCCACCGCCGCCAGTTGTCTGTGTTGAAGTTTCCAGCTCTGCGACATTTTGACGCATGTCAAGAATTGCCATCCACCAGCTTTGAGCTTGGGGAGACTTGTGTGTGTCGAGGTCGATAACGAACAAACCGCCAGAGGCATGGCCGCAAATGAGACCTATGTTCTTTCTGTTGATGTGCTGACCTTGGGGACCGTACCAGGAGTCGAAAGTTTCGTCTGACGCGAGATCGTTTTCAAGATCGCGCCATGTTGCCAATGCCGGACGTTTCCACGACTTTGATTCGCGGGGTTCCTTGGCCGGCACAGCTTGAATGCCCAGGCTCCGATAATATCGGGCGAACTCAGGAACACTTGCGAAATCTGGATCAATATCTGTCATCTGTTCACTGTTGAGTTATTTGTTAATGGCCCCAGCGAGTTTCCCCGCTGGGGTTTTTGCCGTGTCTAGCCGTGCCGCGCCATACCTCGCCTCGCCCCGCCCAGCCTGCTACGCCACGCCAGACCGCGCCTCGCAGCGCCATGCCTCACCCTGCCTGCCATGCCATGCCATGCCTCGCCATGCCAGACCTTGCCTGCCTTGCAAAGCCTTGCCTGGCCGCGCCAGACCTTGCCTGCCTTGCCCGACGACGCCCTTCCGGACCTCGCCTTGCCTGGCGTCGCCTGCATTGCATTACCTCGCCGCGCCAAACCATGCCTCGCCTCGCCAGACCTTGCCTGCCGCGCCCTGCCAGACCTTGCGTAGCCTCGCCAGACCATGCCTGCCTCGCCCCGCCTTGCCGTGCCTCGCCAGACGATACCTGTCCTCGCCTGCCTCACCTCGCCAGACCAAACATTGCCTCGCCGCGCCTTGCCTGCCTTGCCGAACCCCGCCATGCCTAACGTAGCCGCGCCATGCTCAACCGAGCCTGCCTTGCGTATCCGAGCCTAGCCTTGCTTTGCCAAGCCTCGCCTGCATTGCCGAACCGTGCCGCACCATGCCTCGCCGCGCCCTGCTCCGCCTGCCTTACCGAGCCGATCCGGACCGTGCCAGACCTCATCGCGCCTTGCCTCGCCATGCCTGCGCTGCCTGCCTTGCGTGGCCCAACGTGGCCTTGCCCCGCCTCGCCTTGCCTGCCTTGCAGTGCCCCGCCAGACCTCGCCTCGCCAGACCATGCCTGCCTTGCATTGCCCCGCCATACCGGGCCGCGCCTCGCTCCGCCTGCCGCGCCCTGCCAAGCCAAGCCAAGCTCGGCCTTGCGACACCTGCCATGCTTCGCCTGGCCTTGCCGCTCCAGGCACCGCCAGTCCTAGCCGGACCTCGCCCCGCCTGCCGTGAGCAGTTAGGCGACGTTGGCCTCTTTTTGGGATTGGAGCTTTTGTCGCAGATCATCGACATGATGAAGGAGATCATCGAGCTCAGGCGCCGCGAGGTTTTTGAGCATTGTCGAAACTTGGGCAAGTGCGATCAAAATCGTGCCGATATGGTCCGGCTTATTCGTGACCATAACTGCAATGTTCTGATAGCCTTTGCCTTGTGGTGATCTGACAAAAGATGGCACACGCACAATAGAATCATCTGTCCGGACAACATTGACACGGACGCGACGAATGAGAGCGCGGGCTTCTTGGAGACGATAGGAGGCCGCAGCCTCCGTATCATCCCATGTAAAATAAGAGTGCAGCGAGCTGTTCGGGTTACGCGCAGCATCAACTACATCCTCCGGATTGAGACGCCCGTCATTGACGAGCGCCTGCAATTCATCACGAATGGCTTCACGCCTTTCTTTGCTTAACATCAGTTTGCCCCTTCTATCTTGAAGCAGCCAAACCCAAGACCAGTAGATGACTTGGAGTCATGCCGCCCTTCGCCAATACCGACCTGTGCACCAGCTCTCATCAAGAGATTGGATACGTCAGTCAGCGTGAATTGATCCTCGTCAAACTTTACACGAAGATCAATGTGCCACTCGCGCCACATAGGACGAACGCGAATATCAACAACGCCAGTCGCATTGCGTGTGTGCATGTCGAGACGCTCCCATTTGCCATGTAGATGCACCAATGGCACACCATCGACGGCATCAAACGTATCGGCATCAACAAACACTGACAGCTTTGCCAATGTCATCTTGAAACCGACAAGTCGGCAGGCCGAGATCATAGCATTGCGGAATGCACCGGCAGGCACACCAGCCTTGCCGTCAACGCCAATGTGCATTGCGTCCTTACAATCTTGATCAAAGTCACGCGCATCACGGACTCGCTTGCCCTTAGCTGTAGAGCCAGCAGCCATCTTTGCCATCATGGCTTGTTTGGCTTTGGCAGAGAAGCGGGCTTGGACGAAGGGGCTTTCACCGATCAGACGGAATGTGGCTATCTGGATGCGGGGAGCGCTAATCGAAACAACACTTTGAGTAGGAGCCTTAGACATTTTACATACCTCATATTTGCCCCATATCGGAGGGGCTCCGTCGGCAGAACATTCTGCCCATAGGGCGCCATAAGGACGCACTAATTACTTAATCAGCAAATCAGAACCATACCGCGCCAGCAGCGCAGCTTCCGCACGACCGTGATCCTTCTTTCGCTGAAATGCTTCACTACGGGGCCAGAACTGGATAGCCCGTTCCCGCGACTTTTCCTTTTCCGCAGCCAAGGCAAAATGCTTTTTCCATTTCGCCGGACGGACAAGGGTGGTCTTGATCATCAATGCGCCGACAACACCGCGCACCATTCCATATGAGCAACCGAATTTGAATGTGGATGAAACGCCTTGTTTCGGCATTGCACCAACTTCTTCAATGATTGCCCAATCAGGTTCAAACTGTTGAATAATCTGGGTCAATGCCGAACAGTTGATCTCGTTATCCACAATCGGCACATCATAGGCTGCTATTTTGTCAGGCTGATTCGGAAAGTAGAAGGCGACAGCCCCGCTAAGACCTGGGTCAACTCCCATAAAGCAGTTAACCATTACGCGATCTCCTACGGTCCAAAAACAGAAAATGTTCGGGCTTGACACTACCCTTAGAGGCTATCGTGATGTGGAGACGCCATTTGTAGGGGATGTGTTGTCTTTGACGCCATTTGCGTCGTGCCCAATATGTGACGCCCAGCCCCTTTGCGAGCCGTTCGATCAATTCCCAATCGATTTGATGATTCGTTTTCATACCCATATGTGGGGACATTTTGTCCAACATGTCAACAGGGGGGAATAAAATTATTTCTTATTGACCAATTTGCGCGACTCAGCCATTTTGGTATTTGATTATGATTCGATCATATGGAGTTAGCATTATGAATCCTTTTGAAGCGCACCAGCTGGAACATCTTTCCCCAAGCACTTGCAATCTGTTTATTTCTAGCCCTGCAATGTTTGTCCTTGAAAAACTTCTCAAGAAAAGATCGCCTGTCGGCGCCGCTGCACATCGTGGGACGTCTGTCGAAGATGGCATTGTCAGTGGTCTGTTGAAAGGTTTGCCGGTGTCGGAAGCAGCTGCGATTGCCAACAGCAAGTTTGCACAGCTCACAGCTTTGTCTGGAGATCCACGTGTTGAAAAGGAAGAGAAAAGTGTTCCTGAGATGGTCGAAATCGGCTTGAAAGAGCTGTCTGCTTATGGACCGCCATCATCGACGCAAGGCAAGATCGAATACAAGATTGATGGCTTGGCTGTTCCCATGATCGGCTTTTATGACATGATGTGGGAAGATCACGGGATTCTGATTGATCTTAAAACCACACACGCTTTGCCATCGAAAATATCAACCAATCATGCCAGACAGGTTGCATTGTATGTTGCGGCTAAATCAAATAATCTGGATGCCAGAATTTGTTATGTGACTACAAAGAAGTCAGCGACTTACAGGCTTGAGAATATCCAGCAGCATGTTGATGCGTTAAGCCGGATTGCTTTGACAATCCAGAGGTTTTTGTCGATTTCCAGTGACCCGCAGGAATTGGCGCAGATCGTTGTTCCTGATGTGGATTCGTTTTACTTTGCCGATCCATTGGCTCGCCAAGCGGCATTTGAAGTGTGGGGGTTGTAGAGTTTGCCCATGTGGGTAGAGGCAAGCGATAGGCCAGATTATCGCACAAACGGAGAAGTAAAATGGCACTTGGTCTTAACTTCAGCTCAGAAGGTGGTGGAAACTACCTTGGCTTTGTGAAGTTCAACGCAAAAGCGGGACGTATCTTCCGCCGTGATCGTGAGAATGGGGAGAATGTCGATACAGACATTAGCCGCACATTCAAGGCGATCATTGACGTTGAGAATATTGAAATGGGTTGGCTGGATTTTGATACTGGTGGAGCTCCATCAATGGTCATGGGGCATCACTCAGCACCAAAGCCGCCGCGCCCTGATGAAAGACACCGCTGGGGTGCTCGCGTTGTTATGAAACTATCCAAGGAATTGGGTGGTGATCTGCGCGAAATGTCTTCCAACTCAAAGTCATTCTTGCGTGGTCTTGATAAGCTCCACGACGAATACCTTGAAGGCGTGAAGAAGAATCCTGGTAAATTACCTGTTGTAACTTTGGGTGATCCTATTCCGGTCGTGACCGGAGAAGGCGCCAAGCGTTCGACAAACTACGCACCGGCTTTCGAGATTTCCGGCTGGACCAAACGTCCTGATGATCTGGTTTATACACCGCGTAATGCTGTGGTTGAGACAGATGAGGACGAACAGCCGACTCCGCGCACACCTCCATCAACGGGGTCAACGCGAGCCGCTGCGCCTGCAAAAGCAGCCGCTTCGTCGGATGATGACGATTGGGGCTGATAGCCGGGAGCCCTTCGGGGCTCCCTTTCCCCAATGGAGTAAAAATTGAGATTCCTTATCACTATGAATATGCCCGCCCGATCAGGCGGGGCGATCCATCAGATTGTTGGTGAGCATCCTTCGCAAAGTCTTGAAGAGTTTATCAGGGCTCTTGAAACACGGGAGTTTGTCATCGTGGAGGAGTTTTACAAAGACGCAGAAGCGGGAAAGTCAGCAAATGTTTACTATTCTGTCGGCAGCGTAGCTATCAACCACAGATATGTCGGTAAGATCAAAATCATATAACTAAGAGGACAGAGTTATGGAAAACGATAACGATCAAATACAAATGCTTTTATTGGAACGTGCTTTGGATCACGGTTCCTACAATGAGACAGCCAGGATCAGCCAGCTGCTCAAGATTGTTATGCACACAGCTGAAGGCTGGAAGAGGCTTTCCTATGAGCAGCAGGAAGCGTTGGATATGGACGCAGTTAAGACTGCGCGGATTCTTTCCGGCAATAATAATCTTGCAGAGCACTGGCGCGACAAGGAAGGCTATTCCCGCCTGGCTCGCAATAACCTCAAGTCAACCGACGAGATTGAAGATGATATTTCCAAGATCGCCCGTAAATATGCTCCTCGCCAGCAGGCTGAAGGGTGAAATGGTGGTTTAAAAATACCCGCTCGCAGAGACTATTGCGGGCGGGAAATAAGAGATACATTACAATTATCATATGGAATGAAACCATTACCGGAATAATCGGGTGGTGATATGTCAGCTAGCACAATCTTAATCATTATCGGAATTATATGGATCGCGCTTTGCGATGACCTATGGGGTGAATAATGTGGGACATTCTCCGCAATATATTTAGAGGTGAACTATGATGGGGACAATTAAACAGAATATACCAAACTTCGTGTCTGGATTTGATCCTGTAATACAAAACTTTGAAACGCTTGAGGAGTTGCTTGACATTGATTTTGTAAAATATTGGGGTGTTCACGAAGATTTTCATCAATTTAGCATTCGGCCATATGGTGACAGATTGTTCTTAATGGCAGAAGAAAATAATGGAAAACGATGGTGGGTGGTTGGATACATCACAGGCACTGTAAGAGATGAACTGAGTTTGCCAGATTGGAAGCCTAACAAGGGTGATGAGTGATGATCGACATCAACAAAAAGTACAGAACCCGTGACGGAAATGTGGTCCGCATATATGCGACAGATGGCGCTGATCCTTATACTGTTCATGGAGCTATTAAATGGGAAA